AACACCGACTACGCCGCCTACCTGGCGTGGGTGGAGGAGGGCAACACGCCTGACCCTGCCCCGGAGCCTGAGCCCGTGCCTGCGCTGACCACTGAGCAAAAGCTCGAAGCAGCTGGTCTGACCGTGGCGGAACTGCGGGAACTGTTTGGGCTTCCCGCGCCTGAATAGCCATGGCAGTACGCTCCAAGACCGGCGCTGCCCGCATCGAGCACCAGCCCGGTCCGCCTAAGACCACCTCTCAGGGCTACGGCCAGCGCTCGCGGCCGCGGCGCCGTGGCAAGAAGCCCATGCGCGGTCAAGGCCGGTAATGGATCCCCAAACCCGCGAGAACTGGCGACGCATCCGCGACACGCTGGAAGCTGCGGGAAAGACCGATAACCACTACTACCGCCGCGCTCTTGCCATCCTCGCCGGGATGCCTGACCCTTTCGATCGCTACGATGGGATCAGACCAGGAACAGCCGGTGACGGACGACCCTAAAACAGTCGGCGGCGTCTTCGTCGCGTCCCTCCCGGCGGCGATCGCGGCTGGCATGTTCGCCATCGGCGCCTTGCTGCTCAACATGCAGATCCAGTCGGCGCGCATCGAGGCAACGTTGCAGCAGATGGCCGTTGCCGTCAACGAGCTGAAGAACGACTACAAGGTTCAGCTGTCCGACCTCGACGAGCGGGTGCGCACGCTGGAGATCCAGAAGTAACCTGAGGCCAACAACATGGATGCCATGAGTCCCGAAACTATTGCCGTCGTTGCAATCGTCATTGCTGCTGGTAGCGAGATCATTGCCCTTACCCCCCTCAAGTCCAACAGCTGGATCCAGCTGCTGCTGCAGGCTGGCCGGCTGATGTTCCCCAAGCAGCGCCGCTGACTGATGGCTAACGCCGCACCGATCACGCTGGAGCAGCTGTTCCGGTTCTACAAGGCGCTGCCGCATCAGGCCGCCGCCATCCAGCTGCTGGAACAGGACCTGGCCGTCAACGGTTACGCCGCTGCCATGCGCCGGGACCGGGCATGGTTCAACGTCTGGAGCCAGGATGGCAAGCAGGCCGACTTGGCCGCGGCGTTGAAGATCATCAAAGAGTTCGAGGGTTGCCACCTTGACGCCTACCCTGACCCGCTCAGTGGTGGTGCGCCCTGGACCATTGGCTACGGCACCACCCGCTACCAGGACGGCCGCAAGGTATCGAAGGGCGACAAGATCAACGCCATCGAGGCGGACATGCTGCTCCGCCAAGAGGTGGACCGCATCGCTGAAAAGCTCCGCGCCTCAATTCCCGCATGGGGTGAGATGGCGGATCATCAGAAGTGCGCGCTGATCTCCTTCGCCTACAACCTCGGCAGCAGCTTCTATGGCGCGTCGGGCTTTGAGACCATCAGCCGGGAGTTGCGCGAAAAGGACTGGGCTGCAGTGCCCGCTGCCCTGCTCCTCTACCGCAACCCCGGCACCAACGTCGAAGCAGGCCTCAGGCGCCGCCGTGAAGCGGAAGGTCGCCTATGGGCTGGCAGCACCCAGCAGCCGCAGCAGCCCGCCAAGGCCAAGCCCGGCGACCCGTTCAGCACCAAGCTGTCGCCCCACTTCACGCTGGGTGAGTTTGCCCTGGGTGAGCCGGCCCGGCGCTTCACCGCGCAGCATCAGGTGGACACTGCCATCGAACTGGCCCAGTTCTTGGAGAAGGTGCGCACAGCATTCGGCGGCAAGCGGGTCACGATCACCAGCGGCTACCGGCCGGCAGCGATCAACCGCGCAGTTGGTGGCGCCAGCCAGTCGGAGCATCTCTACGACGCGCCAGGAGTGGGAGCGGTGGACGTGTACGTTGACGGCGTAGACATTAACAAGGTCCAAGACTGGGTCGATCGTGAGTGGCCGTATTCGCTCGGCTACGGCGCACCCAAGGGCTTCATCCACCTCGGCATCCGCAAGGGCAGGCCTAGAGTCCGCTGGGACTACTGAGCCTGCATGATCATTCACGATGTCGAGCTGGAGCGTCTCTGCCGCGAAGAGGCGCTCATCGTTGGCTGGGAGCTGGAGCTAATCAACCCCGCCAGCATCGACGTACGACTTGGCGAGCGGCTGATGATCGAAGACCCTAGCCACCCACAGCTGGAGATCCTTGGCATCAGCAAACGCACCAAGGAAGACCCGTACTGGCTCCACCCTGGCGCTTTCGTGCTGGCCGAGACGATTGAGATTTTCAACATGCCCGAAAACGTCGCGGGCCAGTTTGTGCTCAAGTCCAGCAGGGCGCGCGAAGGGCTCAGCCACGCGCTCGCCGGCTACCTGGACCCGAGCTGGTGCGGCAGCCGCCTGACGCTGGAGCTGCACAACATCCGAAAGCATCACGCCATCCCGCTCTGGCCTGGGATGCGCATTGGCCAAGTGGTCTATCACCGCATGGCAGGGACGCCGCAACAGAACTACGCCGAGGTGGGTCATTACAACAATCAGCCGCGCGTCATGCCGAGCTGGGAGGCGGCGTAAGATTGAGGGGCTGCAGCGCTACTAACGCTCAGCCCCTGACCACTGCTGTTTCAGTGATGATCAAATCTTACGGCGCTGAGCGCTGGGCGCCTGTTGCTGGCTTTGAAGGCCTCTATGAGGTTTCAGATCAAGGCCGCGTGCGGAGCCTCGATCGGATTGTGCCGCTTCATGGCCACCCAACGCTTAAGGAGCGCACGATGCGCGGCCGCTTGCTATTTCAAAAGATCAACCGGCCAGCGGGCGGTAACTACAAGCGCAAGCAGGTCGCGCTGTGGAAATGCAACAAAGAGCACACCATAAACGTTGCGCGGCTGGTGGCCGAAGCGTTCATCCCAAATCCTGATGGCGCCCCGTTTGTCTTGCATTTGGACGACGACGCCACAAACAACGTAATTTCAAACCTTCAATGGGGCGACCATCTTGAAAACGTGCGCCAAGTGGTGGAGCGCAATCGGATGCCATCCGGGCCGCGCCATCACAACTACAAGCACGGCCGCTACGCCAGCCTCGGGTAATCTGACACCGGAATGGTGAGCTGATCGCCCCGGATTGAGCCCCGGGGCTTTTTATGCGGCCAGCGCATCGCGCACCCGGGCGATTCGTGCCGGCGCCTCAGCCGGATCATCCAAAGCGAGCATCTGGTAGTCATCGACGCCGTGGGTTTCCGCCCAATGCTGCGCAGCGATGTGGGTGGGAAACGGCCCGACGTGCCACGGGCCGAGGTTGAGGATGTAGGTCATGGGTGGAGGTTAGGGCCGCCGGAGCGGCCCGGTGAGGGTCAGCGCCCGAGGCAGCGGCTGGCGTGCTGCTCGGAGACCCAGCCGCCTTCCTCTCCAGGATCAGGCAAAGCTGCGGTGGGCAGCTGACGCACCCAGACCATGCCGGGCTGGGGCTCGCGGTGACCCTCGATCACCTCGGCCCACATCACGGCGCCGGGGAACCAGCTGGGCATGTGGGGCATGTCCACCCAGACCTTCTGGCCGATGCTGAGCGTTTCGCCCATCTGATCGAAGAGTTGAACCATGGCGTCCTCCGCCTGAACTGAAAGAACTATACACCGCCCGCAGCGCATCATCCCCCGTCAGCCCGGCCAGTTGACAATCCGTAACACGAGCCGATCCGGTCGCAGCCGCTACCGTGTGCCAAGCCGGCCATCAGCCCCATGCAGGCGTTCCTGGTCGAGATCAACGCCAAGCTGATCGTCAGGTCTGACACCGAAGCCCACGAGCTGCCCGCCGACATCTACGCGCAGCTGGTCGAGTTCATCCGCAACGACGACGACATCGTGGACCTCGATGTCTCCGCCTTTGTCCTTCCTGGCTTGGACGGTGGATCAACACCACATTGACGAAACCCGGCTGGTCACCCGCCGCTCGGCGCGCGATCAGATCCACCTCGCCTGGAACTATCAATGCGCCTATTGCGGCGATGCGCTTGGCCGGTCCCCGACGCTCGATCACGTCATCCCCAAAGTCCACGGCGGCCTCACCGTTCGCCGCAACCTGATCAGCTGCTGCTTCATGTGCAACAGCCAGAAAGGCCACAAGCCGTGGGTGGACTGGTATCGCGCCCAGCCGTTCTGGTCCGCCCTAGGTGAATGGGCGATCGTCACCTGGCTAGGGCAGGAGCTTCTTACACAAGCACAAGACCAAGGCGCAGATGAGCCAGTAGGCCCCGGCCAGGTAGAGGGCCACGGGTAGGGTCATCGCGCCAGCAAGTGGTCGAGGTACAGCTCAGCCTGCCACAGGTCGCTGCTGTAGCGGCACATGCCATGGGCGCAGCTGCGGTAATACAGCTCCCCGCCAGCCGCAGGTTCTAAGGTGTCGATCCAGCCGCCATCGCGCAGGCTGGTGCTGATCACTGTGGGCTCTTGCATGGCGTGAACACCGCGCAGGTGGCCGCAAATCTTCCCCCAGTCTGGCGGCACTCGGGAATGTCCAGCTCGCACTTGCCGCGGCCGCCTGGCGTCCAATGGATGCAATCCCAGCACAGTCGCTTTGGTGGCATCTCAGGGTCCACCGGCCGCGCCTTGGCACGGAATGCCGCGTAGAGGTTTTGCCCCCGCTCCATTGCCTGGCGCAAGTCCACCGTGCCGGTGTCAGCCATCAATTGATGCTCAGGCTTGGGGCCGAGAATTATGTGCGCGTGCCACGTCTGGCTCGCCCGCTCACAGGTCAACAGCAGGCGGCCAGCGAGCAGCGAGATCATTCCTGTTCGCCGTGCGCGGGCATGTGATACAGCCGCTCCAGCACCATGCTCGGCGGGTCCGGTTCGTTCATGCCGTCAGCAACGAACGCCGCAGCCGGATCGGTCATGTCGGCCGAGAAGAACACCTCCGGCCAGAACCGATCTTTGACGACCACCAAGCTGATCCGCGGGCTGCGGTGCAACACCCAGATCGCCAGGCGCTCCAGCAGCGAGAGGTTAGGAAGGATGTCCATCAGTCCAGTTTGGCGAGAAGCCGCCGCAGATACCACTCCGCCTTGGCAAGTGAATCACCACCGGCCTTGTGCCGCTCGCGCCAGACATACTTCAGCACATTGCCCTTGCAGTAGCCGGCAAACTCCTCAGGCGTCAGCGCTGCCTCGATTGCGTCGATGCACTCGATCTCGCCCTGGCGGTAGTGCGGTGGGTGGTTGATGTTGTCGGTCATCGCTTTTTGGTTTCCAGTTCGCTGGCCAGCACCGCTGCAGATCGAAGCAGCGTGCTGAGTGTGACGGGTCGCATGTTGCGATCGCTGGCGTAACGCAGTGCCCATCGAAAACCCATGGACACATTGCCACCGCCCAGCTCACGCGCTTGGTCGATCTCCTCACGGCTCATCCTGATGTTCACCGTGAAGTTCCTGCCTTTGCCCTTTGGGCGTCGATCGCTCAGGACCATCTTTCGCCAAGCAGAAATTGGCGGCAGACCTCGATGCACTGCTGCGCGTGCTTTTCGGCTAGGTGGCTTTCAGCGTCACCGATGGCCGTCACGCAGGCAGCGTGCAGCTCGGGGTAGTGCGTGTCCCTAAAGTTGGCAGCGATGTCGCGGCAAAACTCCTCCCACAGGCCGGTGTAGGTGCCGCAGGTGCGGCCGCTGGAGGCGTAGAGCGCGTCCATCATGTCGGCGCGCTGTTGGTCAAGTCGAACGCAGGTCATGGGTGGATCAAAGATTGCAGGATGTTCAGCAGCTCCTCGCGGCGCGCTGAGATGTGCGGGTGACATGGCAGGTTGCTCAGCTGATCGAGGCGAGCCCTGAGCAGTCCCACCAGCCGCAGGCGTTCCTCCTGCTGGCCGGCGTTGAACATGCCCGAGTCGGTGATCAAGGCCTCCAGCTTGGCGCGGATGTGGTCAGTCATCGAGCCGACCTCCATCAACGATGGCGTCGCACCACTCCTTAAATGGTGTTTCAATCTGAGCCATAGCTTTGTTGTCCACGGTGTTCGGGTTGCGGATCATGGCGATGGCAAGGCCGAGCGCATCGCCGAGGCGATCCTCAAGGCTGTTTAGTGGCACAAATTTGTAGTCAGTCATTGATTTGCTTGGTCATAAAGGGCATTGACGACGATGCCGCGATCACCGGGGTAAAGATTTAAGGGAGCTTCGTTAAGCCACAATGCCACCATGCGGATTGCGGCGCGGGCTTCCTCCTCCCAGTTAATGGGCTCATCGTCTCGACCGATGGCGCGGGCTACCTGATCCAGCAGCAAACTATCAACTTGGTTTGAAGTAGAAGTTAGCGTCATACCAACCCTGAAGTCGGGCGTCAGCAATGCCTGTAACTCCGCCTGTTGCTCTGCTGTAAGTTTCAGAGGCTTGCTGATTTGGTGGACCTTTGATGCTTGGCGTTCAGCAGCTTCTAGCGATTCAACCCGACTACACAAAGCCAAAATGTTTGAATTGGTTTCGACGATGTGCTTGTGAGCTGCATCTTCTAGCACCTTGACCCTGGCGCGGAGTTCAAGGATGCAGGCTTGAGCGTGGCCGTGCTGACGAGCCCAATGCTCCGTGTCGGCCCATTGCTCGGGCGTTGCTGTGTGGTCAGTCATCGAGTTGCTCCAGTGCTTGGCGAATTGCGGCAAGGTTGCACTGCAGATCCCACCGCTTTTCAAGTCCTCCAAGCGCTTCCAGCGCCTGCTCCTTCAAGCTCGGCAGCTTGGGGCGGCGGGCGGCGCGAAGTTCTCTGGCGAAGCCGTGGAAGTCCTCATGCTGCATGTATCCACAGCACGCATCCAGCTCGACGTCGGCACCCCAGCGGGCGGCGGCGATGGCAAAGGACTCAAAGGAGCCAGGGTCTGGTCCCATATTGTCGTACCACTGCTGCACCAGCTCAGGCGGTGGGGTGATCGGGTGGTCCATCACGCCACCTCCACCGTGGCGCCAGGCCAGCGGGCTTGGGCATAACGGATCGCGTGGCGCTTGGTCTCGGCGCGGGTGATCCATGTCATCGGCCGGGCGCCCATCGGGTAGATGATCAGGCGGTACTCGCGGGTGCGTGCCTTGGGCCGCGGCCGGCTGATGCCTTCGCCAAAACGGCCAACGATTGGTTCGTCCCACTGAAACGGCAGCATCGCGCCGGTGCTTGTGTCAGACATGGATGGAAGGGTCGGTAACGGTTTCAGGGTTGAGCCATTCCAGCTCTTGCCACCACGGCATCCAGTCGATGGCCGCCTTGGCTTTGGCATCGGTCAGGCTGTGCGCCCAGATGCATTCGATCACGTTGGCTGAGCGGATCTGGAAGTAGAACCGCCGCATCTTGGTGGTGATGGTCATGGCTGGAGGTTGGTGTGGCAAGCGGGATGCTGTTGATGAGCCTGCACGGCTTGGTCACGGCCGCCGGCATAGCCCGCGGCGTAGACGGCGAACATCACCACTAGGACGGTGATGCGGTTGATCCAGGGATTGGTGAGCATGGTGGGTGGGTGAGTGGCCTGTTGGCCGTGCGCGCATCCTACACCGTAAACAGCGCATCACGCCATCCGTGCCGTCACATTCCGTAATCTGCCTGGTCGCTTCTGCGGGCGTTGGCCTCTCGCAGTCCTGCCAGCTGGTCGCCGGCCTCCTCATGGCTCACCCGCAGCCGCGTGTGGCCAGCCTGCAGATCCAGTGGGATCCGCAGCACCGGCTTGCGCAGGTGGTTGGCGCTCCAGCCCACCGCATAGCTCGGCACCATCACCTCCACGGTGAACCACTTGTGCCCGCATCCCTGGCACACCCGCTGACGCATGATCTGGTCCGCCAGCCTCGTATTGGTCGAGGTGGCACGGTGATCGTTGTGGCTGCACTGGGGGCAGTTCATGGGCAACATGGGGCAACCTGCCCCGGACTAATGAACTTCGGTCAATGGATGGCGGTCGAGATCCCGCCGGAAAAAGCCTTTCAGCTGGAGGCGCAGTGCCGGGCGCTGCAGGCCACCGGCGAGGCCGGCCAGTTTGCAGCGCTTCTCCTGCGCCAGACCTATTACCAGCAGGAGCTGCTCCAGGCAGCGGTCAATGAGATCGCCCGCCTAGAGCTGCAGCTCATGTGATCTAGAACAGGTCGCTGTCGCTGGCATCGATCACCGTGCCGCCGGTGGCTTTCGCCAGGCTGTCGGCAGCGCCAGCAGCTGCCACTCGCTCGTCGATTGCCTTCTGAGTTTTGAAGTCCGGCTCAATCGACAGGCCCAGGTACTTCACCCCGCTGGCGCTGGTGTTGTTGTAGCCCGTGATCCGCACCGGAATCTCGCCTTTGTCATTGGGCGCAGCGTTCATGATGTAGCTGGCGAACGCCATCCGGTCCTCTTCCTTGATGCCGAACACGCCATCGACATCGGGATACTTCTTCCCGGCGTCGTAGCGGTCGCCAAGCCGCTGTTGCAGCTTCTCCGGCGTGTTCTTGAAGATGGCGCCTTTGCTCTTAAAAGTCATGATCAATCGTGGGTGATGGTGTTGGCCTTTTCGTATTGCTCCACCTCGGCCAGGGGATAGAGCACGCGCCGACCGATGCGCACAAATGCTGGGCCGGTGCCAGCCGATCGCCAGCTGATCAAGGTCTGGCGGTGCATGTGCCAGCGATCAGCCAGTTCAAGATCAGTCAGAAACTCAGAAGATGTCTTCGTCATCGGTCGGCACCTCCTCGGTCATCTTGGTCTGGATCTTTTTGTTTAGGTCGGCCAGCTCCGCCTTGGGCTCTGGTGTGGGCTCGGTGATCACCACCGGCTCCACATCCAGCACCTCCTCCTGCGTCTGGATGCCCACCAGCAGCTCGGGGATGAACAGCCGCCCCCAGAAGGCCGCGGCGCGGTAGCGAATCATCAGCTCGGGCATGGTCAGCCACTTGCTGCCGCTCTTACTCGCCCACCCCTCTTTTTTCGCCATGGCCATCGTCACCTCAGGACCGCGCAGCTCCTCGCCGGTCTTCAGCTCAGTGGCTACGGCCGTGCAGGCCAAGGTGTCACCCTTGCCGGTGATGTCGTAGCGCAGCGGGCTGAAGCGCCCGCAGCCGTTGATCAGGCCGATGATGAACTGGCTGGACCAGCTCGGCCGGCCGTGAATGATGTGCAGGTTCTGAACCACGACGAACGGGCTCATCCGCATCCGGTGTGAGATCTCAAGGGCGACCAAGCAATTGGCAAACCCTTGCTGCCCTTGGAACTGAGGCGGCACCAGCGTGGAGCTGGCGAGCGACTTGGCCATCCGCTGCGCGTCCTCAAAGGCTTGGATGCCACTAAATGCGGAGCCGTTGCTTGTGGTCGTGAGTGCTGTTGATTCAGACATGGGCGTATTCACCAAAGAGTTGGAGCTTGGCTGCAGCGTGCGCTGCGCGGGCTTCTTCGGCGGTGTTGAACATGCCGAGGTGGACGCACGCGCGGTCCTTGTAGACGTAGGCCTGAAACTTGCCAGAAGACTTGCGGCAATGGATGCCCTTGGTGGGCTTGTTTGCGCAGTTCTGGCTGCGAGTGGCTAGCCGCAGGTTGCCGGGGCGATTATTGGCCTTGTCTCGGTCGATGTGGTCAACATCGAGCAAGCCTGGATCCGCTTGATTGCAGATCGCCCAGATAATGCGATGCGCCAGGTACGAATCGCCGCGAATCCTGACGGCCAAGTAGCCGCCACGCATTGGCGTGCCAACTGTGTCGCCGGGCTTGCGACCCCCGCCAACCTTGGTCTTGCGAATCAGAGCGCCGTCGCTGCGAACCGCAAACATGCGGCGCAGCTCAGCTATGGGTGGTAATGGCTTGGCTTTCATGGTCAATACATCTCGATCTCAGGTGGCGCCCCGAGGGGCGTGGTGCCGTCGGCCTTGGGCCGCATCCATGGCGGCAGGTTGATGGTTTCGATCTGGTCGCTGTAGCCAGGCCAGGCGCCAGCTGCCTTGCAGGTAGCCAGCACCTCAAGGTCGCGGGCTGCTGCCTCGCTGCCGATCTGAATCATCTCCGCATCTGCCGCATAGACGGCCACCGCGAACGGCGCCTTCTTCTCAACGCAGATGAAGATGAACTGCTCCGGCCGGGTGCCAGTGGCCTGCTCGATGCCGTTCAGATACCAGGCCGCTTGGACGTGGTAGCGCCAGTTGCCGATCGACTTGCGGAACCCAGCCGGGCTCGCGTCCTCGGTGGTCTTCAGGTCCACGATCAGGCTGCCGTCATCCGTCAGCCAGTCCGGCCGGCATTTGCACTGCAGCCCGGTGGCCTCATCGGTCCACATGTGGGTGGTCTCAGCTTTGCCCGGCATGGCCAGCAGCATCGCTGCAGCTGGATGCGCAAAGACCGAGTGACCCATGCGCATGACCAGCTCGGCATCGGTACGGCTTAAAACCGTACGTCCTGTGCTGGCGGTCTCAAACGCCTCCCATTCGGCCTTGCCTGCGTTGGTGCGTCGGTTGATGCCTTCGGGTGCTGTGACGTAGCGGGCGTCCCACTGGTCCAGTTCAAGGACGTGGGTGTGAACCGCGCTGCCGATCGCCATGGCTGGCGTGGGCTCGGGGATGACCCGGTTCGCGTCCAAGTAGCGCGCCCAGTAATGCAACGGGCTTTTGGCGATCTGATCAAGGTGGCTTTTGCTGACCGCCGAGTGGCGGTGATAGTCGGCGTTCTCCATAAACCGTGGCGACTTGCGGTATCCTATAGCATGATGCCAGCAGATGCAACCCTATGCAGCTTCGGGGCTACCAGCGGCAAGCGATCGACGATCTCCGCGCCGCCTTCCGCGACGGGGCACGCGCGCCGCTGCTAGTCGGCCCGACTGGCATGGGCAAAACCGTGATCATCGCCGCGGTGCTTCAAGGCATCGCAGCACGGGGCCGGAGCGCCATGGTGCTCGTTCATCGCCGGGAGCTGATCGCCCAGACCGCAGACAAGCTCTGCCTCGCAGGCGTGCAGCACGGGATCATTGCTGCTGGCACTGCCGCTACAAATGCACCAATTCAGGTCGCATCGGTGCAAACGCTCACGCGGCGGCTGGAGCAGCTCACCACCGCTCCTGATCTCATCGTCATTGATGAGGCGCACCATGCCACCGCGAACACATGGGGCAAGGCGCTCACCCATTGGCCTGAAGCCCTGCGCCTCGGTGTCACAGCTACCCCAGTCCGCCAAGATGGCCGCGGCCTTGGGATCGTGTTCGATCGCTTGGTGCTCGGGCCATCCACTGCTGAGCTGATCAGCGGCGGCTTCCTTTGCCCGGCGCGCCTCTACGCTCCGCCGCCTGTTGCGGATCTATCCGGGCTGCATCGCCGCGCTGGTGATTACGCCATCGAAGAAGCCGCCGAGCGCATGGACCGGCCCACGGTGACGGGTGACGCCATCAGCCACTATCAGCGTTTTGCCGCTGGGCAGCGCGCCATCGCTTTCTGCTGCAATGTCAAGCACGCCGAGCATGTTTGCGCCGCCTTCAACAATGTCGGGGTCGGGGCGGCCACCTTGCTTGGCTCCACCGATCCGCAGCTGCGCGATGCCACCGTCGCCCGCTTCGCTGCCGGCCAACTGCAGGTGCTGGTCACCGTGGACGTTGTGAGCGAGGGCTTTGACATCCCCGCCGCTGGGTGCGCCATCCTGCTCCGCCCTACCCAGTCCCTCGGTCTTTACCTGCAGCAGGTTGGCCGCGTGCTGCGCCCCGCACCAGGCAAGGCCGCGGCGATCGTGCTCGATCACGTTGGCAACGTCCACCGCCATGGCTGGCCGGATGATCCCCGTGAGTGGTCGCTAGCAGATCGGGAACGCCGCGCCGGATCTGCAGGCGAGCCCGCTCCCACCGTGCGGACATGCGAGGTGTGCTTTGCAGCGTTCAAGCCCGCGCCGATCTGCCCGTGCTGCGGCACCGCTGCCAAGCTCAGCGCCCGCGAGATCCAGCAGCGTGATGGTGAGCTGCAGGAGTTGGCGCGCACCCATCAGCGGCGGCAGGTGGGCAAAGCCCGCTCACTGGCCGAGCTGCTCGCTGTCGCTAAGCAGCGGGGCTACGCTCCCGGTTGGGCGTATCGCATCCATGGCGCCCGAACGGCGCGGCATGGCTAACCAGGAGACCACTCTCCAGCAACAGATCCGTCTCGCGCTTGGCACACGCCCCGACACCAGGCTGTTCCGCAACCAGGTCGGATCCTTGCCCGACCCCCGCACCGGCCGGCTCGTCACATTCGGCCTCGCGCGCGGCAGTGCAGACCTGATCGGCTGGCGCACCGTCACCATCACTCCCGACATGGTTGGTCAGCAGCTGGCCGTGTTCACATCCATCGAGGTGAAGACCCCCACGGGCCGCATCCGCCCTGAGCAGCAGCACTGGCTTGGCGCCGTGCATGGCGCTGGTGGGATTGCTGGGGTGGCGCGATCGGTGGGGGATGCGCTCAGGATTGTTGCTGATGGCAACAGTTAGAGCACAGCACCCGCCATTCGTGACTGCCGTCAGTGAATTGCACCTTGCGAAGCGATCCAGCACCGGCCTGCACAAAAGCATCGCAACCAAAGCAGCCGCGGTTCCATTTCGTCGGCCCAAGATGTTTGAACTGCAACGTCTCTCGCACTTGGCGCGCCATTGCCTGACGGTTGAGTTCCTGCTGCTCCTGCCACGCACGCTGCCGCTCTGCTGCTTCGGCTTCCCACTGCAGACGCTTTTGTTCGCGTTCCTTAGCCTTTTGCAAGCCAAGCCAGTTCACGAATGGATGCTGCCGACTGAACCGGATCGAGTCCGCGCACATCTCAATGGACAACGAAGACGTGCCGCCAACGGTGCCAACGACCAGAACAGATTCGCCAGTCAGCTCGGCCAAGCGCTTTGGTTTCCAAAGCTCCTGCACCAAGAGGTTTTGAAGGTCTTTGGAGGTGACGTTCTCATGTCGAATCTCACCAGAAAAGCGCTCGCCATGCCTGCGCGTGACGCCAAGCGCATCTCGCAAGTCATACAGAAATTGCTGCGGCTTAGCCTCAACCCATCGCGGCAACTGGAGCGCAAGATCGGCGCTGTCAATCGTGAAGTCCGGCAGGTAACGCACCTGAGGGCCACCCGGCAGCACCACCGGTCGCTCGTAGTCCCAGTTCACGCCATGCTCGTCAAGCTCCTGGGCAACGAGCACTTCAAGATGCGACCTAAACGCCGGCATGGGTTGGCAGATGCAGATTTCACGCTACGATAACCCCAGCGATTCACCAGCGCAACCCATGCACACCCAGCGCCAGCAGCGCCGCACCATCACGCTCGACCTTCCGCAAGATCAAATCGCCTGGCTTGATCGCCAAGCGGGCCAGTTGATGTCGCGGTCGGCCTACGTTCGTCAACTGATCGCTGATGCCATGCAACAGCAGGGCCAACGCTGATGCCGCGCATCTTTGAACTCGCCAACGGCCACTGGCCGGCAATCCTTGGCGCGCTTGCTGGACTGACCACCGAGCAGCTCACCGACAAGCATCAACCATGCCCGCTATGCGGTGGCAAGGATCGCTACCGCTTTGATGATCAGGACGGCACCGGCTCATGGTTCTGCAATCAATGCGGTGGCCCATCCGAAACAGGCGGCGGCGGGTCAGGCATCGAGTTGCTCATGCGCCGCACTGGCTGGACATTCAAGGAAGCCGCCCAACGCGTTGAGCAGCACTTAGGCGTCACCCCGCAGCGGCCAGAGCCGCCAATCAAGGGCGCCGAATCGGTCTGGCGTTACAGCGACACCTTCATGGTCTGCCGCTTCCCCGGCAAGAAGATCCGCCCCCTTTGGTGGTCTGGCAGCCGCTGGGAGTGGAAGGCGCCACCAGCGCCTCGCCCACTGCTCAACCTCGACCAGCTTCGCGCCCGCACCGGCACCGTGCTGATCGTTGAAGGCGAGAAGGCAGCTGATGCCGCAACCAAGCTTTACCCCAAGGCCGTGGTCACAACATGGCCATCAGGCTGCAAGGCCATCGACAAGGCCAACTGGTCACCCCTGCAAGGTCGCCGCGTCATCCTTTGGCCTGATGCTGATCAGCCTGGCCAGCAGGCCATGGATCAGCTTGCGCAACGGCTGCTGCGCCTGCCCGTCGATCGCGTGCAGATGGTCACACCACCAGCCGACGCGCCTGAAGGTTGGGACCTAGCCGATGCCACTTGGACACAAGAAGAGGCCGCGGCCTACGTCAAAACCAACATCTCCGCACCGCTGGAGCTGGATACCGAGCAGCCTGACCTTGAACCTGAGCGCGAGCCCGAGCCCGAGCTGCCTGACCTCGACGCCAACGCGCATTTCACCTGCCTCGGCTTCGACGGTGACGCTTACTACTACCGACCCCACAGCACTGGGCAGGTGTTGCGCCTGTCGCGCTCAGCGCACACCTCGACCAACCTCGTCGCCCTAGCCGCATCACTTGAGTACTGGGAGCAGCTTGCACCTGGTGGCCGCGGCGGCGTTGACTGGACCAAGGCAGCCGCAACCCTGTTTGCAATCGGTGCTGAACGCGGCGTTTACAACCCTGACCGCATCCGTGGCCGCGGCGCTTGGTGGGATGAAAAGCGCACCATCTTGCACCTCGGGGATCGGTTGATCGTTGACGGTCAAACTCACATGGTGCTCAAGCCATTTGACAGCCGGTATCTCTACCAGCGCATGAGTGAGCTGCATGGCCCCGGCAAGGAAAAGCCTCTCAGCGATGCCGAAGCGTTTGAGATCCTTGAGCTGGCCAACCGCTTCCATTGGGAGGTGCCCGCATCCGGCCTGCTGCTGGCTGGCTGGGTCACCCTTGCACCGATCTGTGGTGCTCTCCCATGGCGTCCACACGCATGGCTCACCGCAGCAGCCGGTTCAGGTAAATCCGCCATCCTTGATCGCTACGTCGCGCCGTTGCTGGCTGACATGGGGTTAATCGTTGCCGGCAACACCACCGAGGCCGGCCTGCGCCAGACCCTGCGATGTGATGCCCTCCCCGTTGTGTTCGACGAGGCCGAATCAAACGAGAAGGCCGATCAGGTGCGGATGCAAAACATCCTTGCCCTTGCTCGTGTCGCCAGCTCAGAATCCCACGCAACCATGCTCAAGGGCAGCCCCGGCGGTGATGTGACGCGTTTCAACATCCGCTCAATGTTCCTGATGTCTTCCATTGCCACTGCTCTTAAGCAAGGCGCCGATCGCAGCCGCTTTGCGCAGCTCACCCTGCGCTCACCGACCGAGCTGCCCAAGGAAGAACGCATCAAGCACTGGGAAGAGCTGGACCGCGACCTTGATCGCCTTGTCACCCGTGAAGCCAGCCTGCGCTTGATCGCTCGCACCGTTTCGCTAATCCCCACCATCCGCCAATCCGTGCGCGTATTCAGCCGTGTTGCCGCCGAGCATTTTGACAGTCAACGACTTGGTGATCAGTACGGAACCCTGCTGGCCGGCGCGTGGGCGCTGCAGTCAAGCCAAGTGCCGACCGATGCTGAAGCCAGCCAGTTGATCACTAGCAACGACTGGGAGCCCTACAGCCAAACTACCGAGGTGCCCGATGAGCAGCGTTGCATTCAACGCATCCTTCAGCATCAGGTGCGCGTTGAGGCTGACGGCAAGACGATCTCTCGCACGCTGGGCGAATTGGTCGAAATTGCTGGCCATCGCGCTACCGATTTCGACATCACGCCTAGCAGGGCGCAAGACGTGCTTGGCCGCCATGGACTCAAGGTCGATTCTGATCAAGGTCAGCTGCTGGTCAGTAACACCGCCGAGGCGCTGGCCAGCATCCTCAAGGAGACCTCGTGGTCTCACAGCTGGGCCACAGTGCTGAGCCGGTTACATGGCGCTACCAAGGCCGGTGCTGTTCGGTTTCGGGGTGCCGGCGCTGTTTCCAGGGCCGTAGCGTTACAGATTTCGGGGTTGTAACGGCGCCTGTTACGGCTGAAAACCGTTCCGGCGCAAAGGATTAGGGCATCCTGTAACGGTGTAACGCTTTTTGGCCAGAACATAGCCTCTCTCTCACACACACACAGAAAGGGAAGGACACCCTCTCAAACCCCTCTAATAAATAAACTTTATTTAGAAAGAGGTGTTACAACGTTACAGAGGGGAGCAGACCTGCTGAGCTGGAAGGGATCTCGGGTGTAACGGCTCCTGTTACACCGCGTTACACCTGCAACGCTCGATCTCACCCCTTCTTGCTGGCTTGCGCCCATCCCCAGCCCTACCCTGACCACATGGCAACCATCACCCTCGACATCAAGTCAGAGCTGCCCAAGGCCATCCGGTGGACGGATGCCATGACCAAGCAGCTCCCCTTTGCCATCAGCCAGGCGCTCAATAGCACTGGCTTCGACATCCGCGGCTCACTCAAGGGCGCATCCCGCCAATACTTCAATAACCCCACCCCGTTCATCCAGAACGCATGGCAGGTCGACAAGAGCACCAAGCGCAGCCTCGCGGTCACGATCTTTCCTGAGGCCAAGCGAGAGCCTTACCTCAGGGCCAACATCACGGGCGGTAGGCGTGGCACTAAGCCATTCGAGGCGCGCCTGCTTGCACAGGCCACAGGCGCCATCCCAAGCGGCAGCAAGCTGATCCCCGCAGCAATCAAGCGCAACGCTGCAGGCAACGTGTCTCTGGCCGCTATCAAGCGCATATCAGGGCAGGTTGGGCAGCTTGGGCGTAATGGGGTATTTGTCGGCACGCCACCCGGTGGCAACAAGCCTCCCGGCGTTTATCAGCGCGCTGCTCGTGGTCGCCTCAGGCCCCTGTTCATTGCAGTGCCATCAGCGAACTATCGGCCGATCTTCCCCATCAACGACATCGGCCAGAAGGTGGTCGAGAGGCGCTTTGGTTCATACCTGCGCAGCTCCTTGGAGCGTGCGCTGGCCTCGGCTCGTTAAGGCCCCCCCTGCCAGGCATTTTTGGGTCCTCCCTGCCAGATTTTTCGGGGGTGATCGCAGACCGCAGAAAAGCGCTAGCGCCAGCGGTTAATCCCCGTAAACCCTTGCGCCGCAAGGGATCTCGGCGAATCTTGCTTGAAGATACCCCGAACGGGTTTAGCGCGGTTTAGCATCAGTTAACTAAGCCTAGCTTTTGCTTAATTTTGCTGGTCACGTTTTCTGAGTTCGCTGCGATCAAGGGCTGCACGAAGGCGGCGGTAACTCATGCAACCAAGAGCCGGATTGCCGCAGCAGTGGTGGAGAAGGACGGCAAGCGGTGGCTGGATCGGGATCTGGCGCTGGAGTTGTGGCGGAAGAACACGCTGAAGAACAACGCGGCGAAGGTGGATGACCCGGATCCGATTGAGCCGCCACCACGGGATGCGCAGGAGCTGCGACGACGGGTGGAGGGATTGCCTGATGATGAGATCCCTGAGCTGAATGAGAGTCGTGCGCGGCGCGAGCATTATCAGGCGGAGCTGGCAAAACTGGAGGTGGATCTGAAACGCAAGGAGCTGGTGCCTGCGGTGGATGTGCAGAAGGAAGCGTTCGCGCTGGGGCGGAGTGTGCGTGAGGCGCTGGCGAACTTGGCCGATCGGCTGAGCCACCAGCTGGCTGGCGAGACGGATCCGGCGCGGATCCATGCGGTGCTGACGGATGAGCACCGCTCGGCGTTGGTGGAGCTGAGCAATGGCTAACCCCTGGCGTGCTGGGTTCCTCGAGGGCCTGCGACCTGAGCAGCCGCTGACGGTGAGCGAGTGGGCGGACCGTTACCGGAAGCTGAGCAGCAAGGCCAGCGCAGAGCCTGGGCCGTGGCGCACCAGCCGGACGCCGTACCTGCGGGAGCCGATGGACTGCTTGAGCAGTAGCAACCCGGTGCAGCGGGTGGTGATGATGTTCGCGGCGCAGACGGGCAAGACGGAAGCGGGCAGCAACTGGTTGGGCTATGTGATCGACCACGCGCCGGGGCCGATGCTTTGCGTGCAGCCGACGGTGGAGATGGCGAAGCGGTTGAGCAAGCAACGGCTCGAGAGCATGATCACCGACACGCCATGCTTAGCGGCAAAGATCGCGCCATCGAGGGCGAGGGATTCGGGGAACACGATGTTCAGCAAAGACTTCAGCGGCGGGATCATGCTGCTGACCGGGGCGAACAGCAGCACGGGGCTCAGGTCTGCGCCATGCCGTTACCTGTTCGCTGACGAGGTGGACGCTTACCCCAGTGATGTGGATGGCGAGGGCGACCCGGTGGCATTGGCTGAGCGCAGGACGACGACGTTCGCCAGGCGCAAGATCCTGCTGACCAGCACGCCGACGGTGAAGGACTTCAGCCGGATCGAGGCGGAGTACCTACGCAGCGATCAGCGGCGCTTCTATGTGCCGTGCCCGAACTGCGGCGGGATGCAGTGGCTGCAATGGCCGCGGCTGAAGTGGGACGCAAAGCGCCCGGGTGATGTCAGGTATCAGTGCGAGCACTGCGGCGAACGGTTCGAGGAGAACCACAAGCCGGCGATGCTGGCTGCTGGTGAGTGGCGCGCGACGGCACCGAGTGATGGCAGGACGGCTGGGTTCCATCTGTCGGGGCTTTACAGCCCGCTCGGGTGGTGCAGCTGGGAGCAGCTGGTGGATGATTTCCTGCGGGCGAAATCAGACGCGCCAGCGCTTAAGGCATTTGTGAACACCAGACTGGCGGAGACCTGGGAGGAGGACTACGCCGCGGCCGTGAGCGCTGACGGGTTGATGGCGAAGCGGCTGGCCTATGAACCAGGGACCTGTCCCGATGGAGTGGTGCTGCTGACGTGCGGCGTGGACGTGCAGGACAACCGACTGGCGGTGAGCGTGTGGGGCTGGGGCGAGGGCGAGACCGGCTGGATGGTGTGGCACCAGGAGCTGATGGGTGACCCGACGCAGACGGAGGTATGGGGCCAACTGGACCAGGTGCTGGTGACCGAGTGGGCAACAGCTGCGGGCAAGGCGCTGAAGGTGTCGCAGGTGGCAGTGGATAGCGGCGGCCACTGCACCCATGAGGTGTATCGGTATGTACGCGATCGCGTGCGGCAGAACGTGGTGGCGATCAAGGGCAGCAGCAGACGCAACAGCCCGGCGGTAGGCAAGGGCAACAAGGTCGACGTGAGCTGGCAGGGCCGGGTGTTGAAGCGTGGTGTCACGTTGTATCAGCTGGGAACCGACACGATCAAGACGACGCTGTTCGGCCGGTTGCGGCACAACGAAGCAGGTGGCATCGGGACACTGCACTTCGGGATGGCTGCGGACGAGGAGTATTTCAAGCAACTAACCAGCGAACGGCAGGCATTGCGGTATCACCGCGGGTTTCCGATTCGGGAGTGGGTGAAGAAAGCAGGTGATCGGAACGAGGCGCTGGACTGCGTGGTCTATGCCTACGCGGCGATGTTGCTGTTCTCGCGGCGGATGAACCGAGCAACGATGTGGCAACAACTGGCAGATCAGCTTGAGCATGGGAAGAAGGCGCCGCTAAGATCGAAACAACAGCCTGCGGCACCTGCTGCGGCCGGGCCTGGATTCGTCAACAACTGGTAGGCCGTGAACATCCCCAGCGAAATCAGGGCAGGCGACACGATTCAGTGGCGGGATGTTCCTGGTGCTGACAATTTGGGCAACGTGGTGAGCAGCTCGGACTACACGCTGACCTATTACCTGCGGACTAACACGGCGAGCGAAGGTGCTACGGCAGTTGGTGCCGCCTACGGAACTGGTTGGGAGTTCACGATCACTGCAGCCACCAGCGTGGCGTTCGATGCTGGCCAGTGGTTTTGGCAGGCGGTTGCGACCAAGACTGGCAGCACGGTGACGCTGGGCTCTGGCCAGCTGACGGTGCTGCGGAGCCTGAGCTATAGCGGCACACCCGGCGCAGTTGATGGCCGGTCGCAGGCACAGCAGGATCTGGATGCGGTGCAGGCGGCGATCCGCGCGATTGTTGCTGGTGGTGTTGCGAAGGAGTACACGATCGGCAACCGCAACCTGAAGAAGTACGACATGGCTGACTTGCTGCAGCTTGAAAGTAAGCTCAAGGCTGAAGTGAAGCGTGAGCAGATGGCGGACTTGATTGCCAATGGCCTGGGCAATCCCCACAATCTGTTCGTGAGGTTCTGATGGGACTGCGCACGCGGCTATTTAAGGCGATGGGTTTTGAGCCGACGCGACCCCAGCGCCGGGCGTATCAAGGCGCACGGGTGAGCCGGCTGACTGCCGACTGGGTGACAAGCGGCACCAGCGCCGATAGCGAGATCAAGTCCAGCTTCAAGGCATTGCGCAACCGTGCGCGGCAACTGGTGCGCGACAACGATTACGCGCGGCAGGCAGTGCGCGCGATCCAGAACAACGTGATCGGGCACGGGATCAAGCATCAGTCGCAGGTGCGGATGCTGCGCGGCGGGCGACTGGATGAGGCGATCAATGGGCAGATCCACGAGCAATGGGAGCGGTGGATGCACAAGAGCCGCTGCGATGTGAGCGGGCTTCTGGGTTTCCATGACATCGAGCGGCTGCTGGCGCGGAGCATGGCCGAATCGGGCGAGGTGTTCGTGCGGATGATCCGTAGGCCGTTTGGCGATTCGCGGGTGCCGTTCGCGTTGCAGATCCTTGAGGCTGATTACCTGATTGACGATGACGTGCCGCAAGCAGCGGACGGCAACACGGTTCGGATGGGCATCGAGGTGGACGGCTACCTGCGGCCGCAGGCTTACCACTTCTACGCAAACCACCCGGGTGACACCTATGCAGGCAACCCGCGGACCAATGGCCGGCGGATCCGGGTTCCTGCTGATGAGGTGATCCATCTGTTCCTGCCGGAGCGGCCAGGCCAGACCAGGGGCGTCACATGGTTTGCATCAGCGCTGATGCGGCTCCACATGCTGCAGGGCTACGAAGAAGCGGAAGTGGTGCGCGCCCGGGCCAGCAGCGCGTTGATGGGCTTCATCCAATCGCCTGAGGGCGAGTTGATTGGCGATGAGATCTACGAAGGCCAGCGCGTGAGTGAGTTCACTCCAGGCGTGTTCAAGTATCTGGCGCCAGGCGAAAGCGTGACGGTGCCCGATCTGAATGCACCTGACGGTCAGCTGGAGCCGTTCACGCGGTCCATGCTGCGCGCTGTGGCGGCTGGTGTTGGGGTGAGTTTTGAAAGCATCAGCAAGAACTTCAGCGAGAGCAACTACAGCAGCAGCCGGTTGAGCCTGCTCGAGGAACGCGACACCTATCGGGTGCTCCAGCGCTCGATGATCGAAAACTTCCACCAGCCGGTGTTTGAAGCATGGCTTGAGATGGCGGTGCTGAGCGGTGCGCTGAATCTGCCGGGCTACGAAACCAACCCCGACCGCTACCGGGCTAGCCGGTGGATCCCAAGGAGCTGGGAGTGGGTCGATCCACAGCGTGAAGTGGAGGCGTATAAGACGGCCGTGCGGTGTGGCTTCAAAACGCTGGGCCAGGTGATCAGCGAGCAAGGCGGCGATCTGGATGATGTGCTGATCGCACGTCAGGCCGAGCTGGCGATGCTGGATGAGATGGGCATTGTTACGGATAGCGATCCGAGCGAAGTTGCTGACAGCGGTGCGGTTCACCCGATGCCAGTGCCTGCCACTGAGACGCCAGTAGAAGAGGAGGAGTATGAGGAGCTGTCAGTCCTCGAGGATCCGCTCGAGGATGAAGAGGACTGATGGCCGGTTTGAACACCGATAGAATCAAAGAACTACAAGACAGAAGCGCGATGGAGATGGAGCGCCCCTACCCGAACGAACACGCCGCACGATTGAAAGATCCGGCTCAGTACGATTCGCTGCGCCGCGTCAACGATGAAGGCGGCACCGGCGTTGATTTCATCTATGGCGTGAAGGAAGGCGAGAGCGAGCTGCAGGCAATCCGGTTCCGCAGTTCGGTTTACACCGCAACCGAGGCCCGCACCTGGTTGGCCGAGCATGACTTTGAGCCGATCGAGTTTGAGGAGGCAACTGGTGACGGCGAAGCTGAGCGCGCCGCACCGAATGAGTTAACCGAAGGCGACTTTGTGCGCTGGGATTCGAGCGGCGGCACTGCCCAGGGCAGGATCGAGCACGTCATGCGCGAAGGCACGCTTGGCGTCCCTGGCACTGAGTTCAGCATCGACGCAACAGCAGAAGACCCTGCTGCGCTGATCCGCATCTATCGCGAAGGCGAAGAGGGATGGGAAGCAACCGAGACGATGGTGGGCCATAAGTTTTCGACGCTGAGCAAGATCGATGCACTGCGGGCCATGCCTGGCATCGGCAAATATCAGCGCGCTGAACTGACCACTTTCGACGAAGTGGAGGACCGCACTTATGAGTTCCCATTTAGCTCTGAGTTCCCTGTCGCGCGGTACTTCGGCAACGAGATCCTGAGCCATGAGGCGAATGCAGCTGATCTCAGCCGCTTGAACGATGGCGCGCCGCTGCTGTTTAATCACAACCCTGATCGTGTGATCGGCGTGGTTGAACAGGCGAGGATCGATAGCAAAGGACGGCGCGGCTATGCGCGGGTGCGGTTCAGCCGCAACCCGTTTGCTCAGGAAGTCCTGAGTGATGTGAAGGACGGCGTTCTACGGAATGTGTCCTTTGGCTACTCCATCGACAGAATGGAGGAGCGCGGCAGTGGTGACTTCGTTGCTACTGCTTGGGCACCTTACGAGGTGTCGATCGTCAGCGTTCCCGCTGACAAAACTGTGGGCATTGGCCGCGCGTTGACGCCCACGGACCCTGCTGCTTCGGCAGCACCATCCCCTGATCCCCTTCCTTCAATGGAATCCACCACCCCCGATCTGGCCGTGGTGCGGGCCGAAGCCGCCGAGGCTGAGCGCTCCCGCATCAATGAGATCTCCGCCTTGTGCGACAAGCACAACATGGGCGATCTGGGCCGTCAGCTGGTCGAGTCTGGTCGTTCAATCGACGAGGCCCGTGCCGCTGTTCTCGACAAAATGAACATTCAACAGGAGCCTGTGACCATGAGCGCCGCCGACATCGGCATGAGCGAGAAGGAGAGCCGTAATTTCTCCTTCCTGCGTGCCATCAACTATCTCTCCAACCCGACCGATCGTTCGGCCCGTGAGGCTGCAGCGTTCGAGATCGAAGCATCCGAGGCTGCTGCTTCTAAGCTCGGCCGTCAGTCCCGTGGCATCACGATCCCCCAGGACGTGCTGCGTCGTGACCTGAACGTTGGCGCGGCTACGGCTGGCGGCAACCTGGTCGAGACCATGCTTGACGCTGGCAGCTTCATCGACCTGCTGCGCAATGCTTCGGCCCTGGATCAAGCTGGCGCCACCGTGCTGACCGGCCTGACCGGCAACGTCGCCATCCCCCGTCAGTCGGGTGCTGCCACCGCCTACTGGGTGGCTGAGAGCGGCGCTCCTACCGAGTCGCAGCAAACTGTGGATCAGGTCAGCCTGACCCCCAAGACGGTGGCCGCGTTCACCGACTACAGCCGCCGCCTGATGATCCAATCGTCGATCGACGTGGAGAACATGGTCCGGGGCGATCTGGCCCGCGTGCTGGCGCTCAAGATCGACCTGGCTGGTCTGTATGGCACCGGCAGCAACAGCGAGCCCCTCGGCCTGAAGCTGACCACCGGCATCGGCACCGAGAACTTCGCCGCTGCTGCCCCGACCTTCGAGGAAGTGGTGGCACTTGAGAGCGACGTGGCAACCGCCAACGCGCTGCTGGGCAACCCTGTCTACCTGATGAACGCTGCTATGCGCGGCAGCCTCAAGACCACCAAGAAGGACGCCGGTTCCGGCATGTTCATCATGGATGGCAACGAGGTGAACGGCTATCGCGGCGTGCTGTCCAACCAAGTGGCATCTGGCGATCTGTGGTTCGGCAACTTCGCCGACCTGATCATCGGCTACTTCAGCGGACTCGACATCATGGTCGACCCCTATAGCAACAGCACCAGCGGCACCGTTCGCGTGGTTGCGATGCAGGACGTGGACATCGCTGTCCGTCATCCTGAGTCCTTCAGCCGCGGCAACGATTCCCTCTGATGTTGATCCAGGTCCTACGGCAAACGATGCTGGCGGGCCAGGTGGTTCGTGTTGGGGATGTCATTGAGGCATCCCCTTCCGACGCCAAGCTCCTAATCGGCATCGGCAAAGCAATGGTGGCCGCCGCCCAGGTGGCCGAAGCGGTTGAGACTATTTCTCTACCTTCACGCAAACCTTCTACCCCTCGACGGAGGGCGAAACCATGACCATCCAAAACCTCGGGTCAAAGACTGACCTGCTCGAGATCCACAACAACGCTGTTGTCGCATCAACCGGCGCTGGCACCCCCGCCAACGTTGACTTGGTCGACTACGAGGGCGACGTTGCATTCATCATCGATGCAGCTGCTGCCGGCTCTGGCGTCACCCTGGTCGCCAAGATTCAACACAGCAACACCACCACCAGCGGTGACTTTGTCGATGTGACCGGCGGCGGCTTCACCGCTGCTGCTGCTAACACCGCCTTCCAGGAGAAGATCTACCTGAACAGCAACGACCTTCGTCGTTATGTTCGCGTCCTCTTCACTGTGACCGGCGGCACTGGCACTGGTGCTGTTTCGGTGGTGGCTCTCGGCTCGAAGAAGTACAGCTGATGGCGATCACGGAAGATCTGGACATCTTCCTGGCAGACTTCGGCGTCAGCTGCACAGCTGGCGCCGTTACTG